TCATCATCATGTACTTCTAATGCATTAACACGATTATGCATACCATCATTATCCTTTGTATCAACACCCCACCATTTACCTTTAGTTGTACCTGTACGGATTTTACCAGGATTACCCATTTGAATTCCGCGGTCTCCAGATGTATCTAAATTGAATTTATCATAACCATTGTTGTCTTCAAAGTCTTTTTTGGTCTGTTCATCCATTTTTAAGACTCTGAAGTCTTTAGGTGTAGTTTCCCCGCTTCTTCGCTCTGGTAGTTTACCATATGAAATTGTTTCGTAATCATCTATTAAAATTGATGGGGTAAGTTGGTCAGATTTTTCTTTACCACTAATGGATGGTAAACCACTAATATCACCTTTACGGCCCGCAAGACCAAAAGTCATTTTTCCGACCGGGTCTTTCGGAACACTTTTCTCGTTAATTATATAGTCTGTATCGTCTGGGGTTGGTGAGTATTTTGCAACTGGAGTGTCTACAATTGGATTAGAAAACGGATTAAATTTTTGTGTATATGCTAACTCACTACTGTTGCCACCAGGGGTAACCGGCATAACGGCTGTACCCGTTTGCCCCGCGATACTCATTCCTGCATCTGCAAGACTTGCTCCCTTACCCGCGGCGGTTGGTAATTTAGGTTTCGGTGCGGCTACAGTTGCCGCATGTGATTTTCCCGTGTTGGAAAATGTATTATAATCATTATTTCTACGGATTGCGGTGAATCCAACTCCATATACTGAATTAAAACCACCAAATTGTGGTAATTTCCAAGAGTCTAATCCCGTTATGGCGTTTCCAATGATTGGTATCTTACTAATAAACTTTACAACTTTTGATAACCCACCACCAGTTTTTTTGTCACCAGACGCAATCATTGATAATTTTTTATACATAAAATCTATATCATCACCAAGTCTCTTAGCTTTGTTTCCATAATAAAAAGTTTCATCAAGTAATGGTATTAATCCAGGTCTCTGTGCATGCAACCCTAAATGTTGACCACCTACTGCAGCTAATAGTCCGACTGGTGTCCAAGCTTTACCATATTTGTTTGTATTTTGTTGTAAAACTTGTCTACCAGACCACATAAGACCTTTTGTTGATGTTAACCAACTACCTATTCGTAAAAAATCCACTGCGGCTCTGGCGGTTGATGTAAGTACACCACCTCTAATATACCCATCATCAAAAGTTTTTAAAGCTTTAGGTGTATGACCAAATTGACCGTAACGTTCTGGTTCACCATCTTTTTTCTGAATACCACTTAACATTAAGGGGTGACCTGATATTATTTGTGTGGGTATCTGACCCAAATCAAGGTAGTCGAGAGCTTTGTTCAGTTCACCGGCCAAAGCACTATACAAAGAACCTACATTATACGAATCATCTTTTAGATTAAACTTATTATAGTAATTATTAAATGGCGATAGATTCTTTATATTATTACTTGAATCCGTTAATTCTGGTATTCCTGCATTCGTATCTGTTGTATAACCACTACCATAGTTAAATCTTGGACTTGACTCTGCTATAAAATCACTTGATTTAAAATTTTGATAACCAGGTCTAAATTTAAAATTAAATTCTGGAAAAGCAGATTTAGCTAAATTTACATCTCTATCATATAAATCTTTAATAAAGGTTGGTTCTTGTAAGTTCTGTATCCCTCTACCAACTTGTTTTAATTTTGGTTTTAATGATAATCTTGATTGTTCCGTAGTATAATGAAAATCATCACCTGGGTTTAGACCACTATATTGTGGTGCTGGTATGGAATCACCAATAGAAAATTTTAGGTCTGCATAACCTGGTCTAAATCCTATACCTGCGTAAAATGCATTTGCTGCTCGTGTAACCCAATGGTCGTTTATAAAACCAGTTCCATCTTGTAATTGTAATAAACCCCTATCAACTTGTTTTAATTTTGGTATATGTGTATCAGTAGTATAATGAAAATCATTACCTGGGTTTAGGCCACTATATTGAGGTGCATGTAGTGCAGAATTGAATTTAAAACTACCATAACCCGGTCTGAAAGTTGTAAAACCATTATTCCATGAATGTATTGCACGAGTTCCCCAATAGTGATTAAGGAATCCCGTTCCATCTTGTCCGGTAAGTATACCGTTTGATGGTATCGCCAATTCCTTAAAAGAATCGGTAGAATATTTTATATCAGGGTTATATCTTTGTGTATCTCCCGTATAAGAACCTATTGGTTTATATCCATCATATCCGGCTGAAAAACTTATCCCTCTTGAACTATTTAAGAAATTACTATATAGAGAATTCGTTGAATCAAAAATTGTATTACTTGGATTTACACCAACAAATTTTGTAGTGTCTACATTATTAAAGTTAAACGTAAATCCAGTTGCTTTATCATTTGTGAAGAAATCTACGGGTTTTGGCGTTGTTTCACCTAAGAATTTAGAACTATTATCAAATGTATTTGGACAAGTTTCTCCTAAGAATCTAGATGAATTATCCATTGATGTTTGATTGGTTTCTCCTAAAAAGTTAGATGAATTATCAAACGTACTTGGATTTGTTTCTCCTAAAAAGTTAGATGAATTATCAAATTTATTTACTTTAGTTCCTTGTTTAGTAGGTGTCTTGTCTGATGCTTCTAAGTTAGGTCTTGACTTTAACATTGAACTTAAAGGAGTTTGATTTTGTTTCTTCTTTAAAGGTTCACGTTTCTTGTTTACCAAAGGGTCTTTCTTTGGCATCCTAAATTTTGATAAGTCTGATTTTAAATCTTTTAAAGCCATTTATTTATCTCCCATATCCAGTTGTTCTTACACTATTTTGTTGTTTCTGTACTTTACTTATTGCTGAAACCACTCTCCCATCCACATTAATCATTACTGGTTGTGTTTGGATATCTTTTCTTAAACCTTTTATTTCACTTATTAAACCATCAAGGTTCATACCAGCATTAGTAATTCCTCCAGTTGCAAAAGACGCACCACCCCCGGCGGCGTTAATTTCTGACAAAATGGGTCTGAAAAGTTTGGTACTTTTTTTATTTATTATAGCTTCCCCACCTTCTAATTCACCAAAGACCGTTTGTATTCCACCATTTGTATGAGAATTACCTTGTAAAACTCCACCTAGTGCGTATTTTGGACCTGACATACGACGCACTTGTTCTTTCAGTTGCGCACGGTCTTCTCGTTGTTTTACAATTTTATCATGGTTTTTTATATTTTTTTCTTGTTGCATTCCTATTGCAAGCTGATTTGTTAATGTTTCTGATGATTGACCTATCATATCAGCAGTCTTATCAAATAGTCTTTGATTTTGTGATAATTGTTTAAATTTTTCTGTACCTATTTGTTTTTGTAAATCCAACTGTGCCGCAGCAATATCCTCTTCAGTTCCAAATAATTGTGCATTTCTTAATGCATTCATATTTACTTTTTTACCAGTGATGAGTCTTAGTTTCATCTCATCCCTCATAGATTTTTCTATATCTAAGCCACCTTTTTTAATTCTATTCAATTCTTTTAAATCAAAACCCCTAGCTTTTAACTCCAATCCTTGTTTGATTAATATTTCTTTTTCTTTGTCGGATGCAAATAATAGTTTTGATTGATTTAGGGCTAGAATTTCATATGCAGTAGATGTATCTGATATTTTATTACCGATTGCTCGATTTGCATTTAATTGTTCTTTTGTTTTATCTACAATTTGAGTTAGTGAAGTTGCAGTTGTACCTTGAAGTTCTAAAATTCTACCTAAATTAATTCCAACATCAGCAGTCACACCCTTTTGTACGAGAAGTGCAACTAATGCAGTTTGCATTGAAGTTGCCATTATACCCGTCTGTTTAGTGATTTCTATGGCAGCGTCTTCCAATTCTTCGAATGACATTGTTAGTAAGTTGGATTGAGCATATGCCCCAGCTATGTTTGCTTTAAATTTAGCACTTTCACCAACTGTAAATCCCATTTCTTTTTTAAATTTTACAAAATCATCATACATACCTTTTACAAAACTGAATGTTTGTTGGAATAAAAAAACCAACCCACCACCTTTGGCCAAACCACTTATCAAATTACCAACAGCACCCCCACTTGACTCAAGTAACGATAGCCCTTGTTCTTTAGCTTCTGATGATAGTTTAGAATACATTGATTCTTCTTTGGCCGCCTCTGCAAGTTCTTTTTGAGCTTGTACCATTTGTTCGGTCTTGGAAAGTGTTTTTATTAATTTATCAATACGGTCTTCGTCTTGTTTTTTTAACGTATCACCTGCTTTGATTTTTAACATTAATAAATCATTAATGGTATTACTTGTTTCTTGTAATTTAACAGAAATATCTTGTTCACCCTTCAATGTATTTAAAAGGTCTTTCTGAATATTGACAGCTTCTTTCATATTCGCAGTCTTACGACCACGAGTTTCCAACCCATCTTTTGCAGATTTGATTAATGCATTGGTTATATTGACTTCAGATTGAAGTAGAGCCTCACGCTCTTTCATATTTTTAAGACGTTCAGCCTCTAACTTTCGTAATTCCTCTTGTTGTGACCTTTTTTTATTATCGTCATCCGCCATGACTTATTCCTTATTTTTTAAGTGAATAGTATGTACCAAGTGCTTGTGATAACTTTCTTAAATTTTCGCTTTCATCATCATCCTCTTGCGAATCTATGAAATCATCAACTGATTTTTTAATATCTAGTTGTTTTTTTTGTGCAGCTTGTTTTTTCTTTTCCAAATCAGATACAGTTTTCAGTAGTCTTTTTGCTTTAGCTCTGTCTTTGAACTTATTGATTGCAGAAATTAAATCATCAATCATACCTTCATTGATTCCTGCATATAGTAACCGTTCTTTAAGTTCTGATTTTTTTATTTTTGACATAATGTTCCTTTTAGTTTATATACTATAAATATAGAAATACCCAACATTTGTGTTGGGTATCTTTATCTATTCGACTTTCTATTTATTTTTTTATTCTGCTCTTCGTAAACTTTTTTCTGTACTTGTTTAAATTCAACTATTTTAGATATATAAAACTTCCTAGCCCATACTGGCATATTATATACATCTGAAAAGGTGAATCCACCATTTCCATGATATATTAAGTCAAAAATATTAGAATGTAACTGTTGTCTATATTCAGGTTTTAGGCCAAAAAAAGGAAGTGCCCATTGGCAACAACATATCCCCCCTTTCCCCAGTCTCTTCAGATACAAATTCATAAGTAAGGTCAATGTCAGGGGTGACATCGTTAACAAATGTTCTGAGTGCTTTAGAATCTAATGCAAATAATTCATTATCCACAAAATGATTTATAACTTTCTGTTCATAATCATCATCAACCGATAAAATAATATTTTTAAGTCGTGTAGTCAATTCACGAGATGTACTATCTTTTAACTTACGATTTCTTTTTATGATAGCATCGTTTTGTTTTTTTATTCGTTTATCTACTAATTCAGTCATAACCATAAATGTTATCTTTCGACCTGAATGTGGTAATATAAACTCAAACTCATTTTTATTCGGCTCTATCTGTTTTGATGAATCGTATGGTTTATTTTCAAACTGAGTCAAGTCAATAGTATCAATTTGTTTGTTGTTTGAAAATGGGTCAAATATCTCAACCTCATAATCTTTACCATAACCCAATATACGAGCGGCTATCATAATGGCATTTTTATCACCCGTTGTTAAATCATTATATCTAATCGGTATACCTTCACCATTACCAACTATTAATGATTTAAATAGTCTATCTAAAACTGAACCATCTCTAATATATGACGATGTAGTTAGAATATCCTCTTCTTTTGCTGTCATATACTTCATTTCAACACGACCACTTGATAATGGGTTGTCTGACGGGTATAGCAATCCGTTTGATGGTAATTCAATTACCTCTGTTGGGAATTTATACTCAGATACTTTTTTTTGTTCGTATTGTTGTTTTGCAACACGAATCATTTCTTCATTAGATATCGGAGTTTTGTAGTCATCTTGTAACTCTTTACTCATGTTTCTCCTTTTAAAACTTATTGGTTAACTTTATATAAATATTAAAATTTTTATTTATAAAACAAAAAACCCCAACATAACGTTGAGGTTTCAATTTTCAATTTATATTTATCAATCAGAAATTAATATTGTAGTATTGCGTAGTCGTATCTTAATGTTATATCTACCGTTGAAATACCATCACCACCATAATCCATATCAGAAAATTTAGCAGTTGTGATAAATGCACCTTTCAATGTCCATTCCTCTACTTTATCACCAACTGGACCTAAACTGTTAAATGTAATATCTTTTTTGTAAAAATCAGAGTATCCATCTCTACCAGTTACTGACTCATGGTGTAATCTTACCCATTCCATTGTAGCTTGAGCGGCTGATGGTACTACTGCATCATACAGTGATACTGATATTGCAGTCCACTCACTTTTACCTTTAACATATCTCTTAACATTTATATGGTCAATTGGAATTTCACCATTGGTAACTTCAGGTCTTCCAGATGATTTTACCAAATATGCTGGTATTCCCTCTATGTACATAATGAACCTATTTGCCGTTTTTGGTTCAAACGATGTGAACATTATTTCATTCGGGTCTATTAACTGTGCCATTTATATTTCTCCGTTGTTGTTTTCATTCTTTATTATAAATATTACCATTCTAAAAAATATTCAGTTATTCTGGAAATGCTGCTCCAGTTGGTAGTATGTTAAAGTCAAGAACAATAAATTCAGCTGTCTTCGTTGGTTGTAAGTATATCTCACCTAACAGAATGTTTCTATCTATTATGTCAGGTGTATTATTTGTTTCATCCATCACCACCTTAAATGCGTACAAGCCTTGTCTTTGTTGGATTGATTCTAAATAAGGATTAACAATTGACAAGAATCTGTTTCTTGTTGCTGATGTATTTTGTTCAAACACCAAGTAACGAGTAGAAGATGCGATAAATTTCTTAACTGCTATCAATAATCTTCTTACGTTGATTCTATCCAATGCTGATGGTTTGGCTTGTAATGTTTTCTGTCCAAATACAGTTACACCTTGTCCAGGAAATGTTGCTATTGGATTAACTCTACCTTCATAAAGGTCATCTCTCTCTGTACGTGTTAATCGTGTCTTAGCTTCTATAACAGTTGTTAAACCACCACGACTTAATCCTGCTGGTGCAAACCACTCTGCTGACACTTTGTCATTAAATGCTATAACACCTGGTAGAACCACTGATGGCGGAACCCATACTGGTTTATTTTTATCTGAATCTAAAATCTTAACCCAAGGATAATATGTTGCAACATAGTTAGAGTCAAATGTTTCTACTGCATTAGTTGCTGTTGAAATAGGGTCATCTATATCAAATCCATCCATAACATAGAATGTATCTTGTCTATCTTCGCACATATCTTTAGCGAATGTTGTTACTGATGAATGTAGTCTGTGAATAAGACCTGGTATTACTAACATATTTATATCAAACTCATCTGGATTAGATATTGCATTAATTGCTTTTCTAAATGCAACTGTTCCCGTTGCTGTTGCAGATGAACAATCCCACCCTTGGGTGTTTCCACCTGTAATGTCTGCGCCGGTTGAAACCGTTCTATGTGGTTTAAATCCATCAAACCCACCTTGAAATGGAACTAAAAATTTCTTAGATGCTAGTCCCGTATTAGTCGTTAAATCAATTGAACCACTATATGGTGATGTTGAATTGGGCCAGTTAGCACCTGCTTCTTGGGAATAATCTCCTAAGTAGAATGCTGAACCAACTGTACCAGGTGACCCATCGGGTGTTGGAGCTAAGAACTCAAGATTATCAGTAGTTGCGAAATCAAAATCCAATCCCCAATATTTTTTAGCATTATAAGTACTATTTATTTGTTGTGCTGATACATATGTTGGGTTTGGTGGAGTAAGGTTTGGCCCTATTGGATTTACTAATGCGGCAAAACCAAATGGTACGATTGACGGGTCTATACCTTTATTGGTAACTACAGCTGTCATCTCAACTCTAATATTTTTTGATAGATTTTTGTAATCACCATTCGTTGATAGTTTACCATCAGCGTCAATTGTAATATATTTGTCACCAATCACTCTTGCGATATAATTTGGTGAATCTGGGTCTAAGTTAACACCTTGCCACATTTCAACTACGTTAGGTCTAATATCTGAATCAACTATACCTACAAATGGACTTCCTTTTCGAGCTACTGGTTTATCTTGGTCAACTTTCCTAAGTACAACTGTAAATGAACCGTATTCAGAACCCGCTATCGTGCCTGCTGCTTTAATATCTCTAATACCAATTTTAAACTCATAGTTAGTTACCGTACCATGTGACATTGTATAGAACTTAAATAAGTTAGTAACATTTCCACCAACTTTTTGTGATGTTATATATGGTGTACTTGCTTCTGTATATGCTTTGGTGAAATCTATATCTCCAAATGACGCTGAATTTACTACTACTGTCTCACCGGTTGCAAATGACGCTGATTGGAATGTTGAGAAGTTTGAGTATGCATATCCCTTTTTCTCACCTTTTGGTGAAAATCCATACGTCATAGTCCAGTAATCACCATTTGTTGGATTCATTGATAGTGATACTGCGGTTTCGGCGATACCACCTGACCCTGATAATGTTAATACGAATGAACTTGCTGTAGTCCCTGTTATTAAACTTAGGTCAAACGTATCGTCTTCTTCTGCTTCGGTAACATTAAACGTTGGGTGTATTAAACCTACGGTTTTTAATCCATTTGAAGATGAAATTGTTAATGCGACAGGGTCTACTAATGTATATCCACTTGCACCTAATACCCTCACGATTGTTGCTGTTCCTGCATCTTCCAAATAACTCTGTGCCGTATATGGTAAATATGAATCTTGAGTTAATCCACCAAATACTTGTTGAAAGTCTTGAAATGAGTCAACTTTAGTTGGAACGAATGCTGGGCCTTTTATTGTAGAACCTATCAATGCGGCTCCAATTTCACCAATTCCGGTGGGTAAAAATGACAAGTCCTTTTCTCTTGTAAAAACACCAGGACTTACTATTCTTTCTGCCATTTAATTCTCCTATATTATTTTCTGGGTTTGTATATTTATAAATACTTTTAAAAATTGAAAACGATTATATTTATTTTTTAGGAGTGAAAGTACCCGTAGTGATATCAAACTCACCCTCTCCATACTTTTCTCTTAGTTCTCTTGCTAGTTCAATTTCCGACTCTCTTAATTTAATATATTTTTCTTTGAGACCTTGTTTAATACTATCAATATGTTTAAATTGGGAATTTAATAAAGTAATTTCAATTTCCACCTCACCCAGTCTAGCGGTAATTTCTGAAAAATCGTCTTTAAATTTTTGGATTTTTTGAATTTCTAGTTCTTCAAACTTGATAACTTGTTTTTCTGTAACTTTTTTTACTTCTGCCATTATTGTGTTTTTAGTTAAATAATCACTTTATATAAATATGTAAATATTTTTCAAAAACTATGTATCTAATTTAGTTTTATATACCACTTTTGAAAAACCAAATGCCTTCTGAGTATTTATGGTTTGACCTCTATGTTCTGGTATGAGATATGCTTTTGCGGTTAGGGTTACATTACTTCTTACTATTCGTTCTTCACCAACTCCATTTGTGGTTTCAAATGAATAAGAATTACCTTTTATTTCAAATTTATATCTCTGACCGAAACATTGACCTTGGAAGTAGATTATCTGTTCTACTAATTTATTTAAATCTTCTGTAAAATCACACCATATAATTACATCGTATGAAATGTTAACATAATCGGGTGTGTCTACTATATAACGTTCAAGTACTGGTCTTTGGTCTATTAGTTGTGAGAATGCATCGTATTTATTTTCTTGGGTATATTTTCTAACGAATGTTCTTGATGTGTCGTCATCTGTTAATACTTTTAGTTTTGCTAAATCTGTATTAACATCTAGTGAGTTTCTTTTAAAAGTTATTAGTGGTGTAATTATCTTACCAAGTTTATCTCTTATATACCCATCCTTTTGAGCTGATACCCAATTTTCAGGTGATGAGTAAATAACAGGTACTGGTATAAACTTACCATCTTCTTTTATGATTGGTTTAACATCTCTTTCTAAAAAATCCTTAAACGCTAAATCAATATCATATATTCCTACTGATATATTTTTAACATCATCAGTTCTTCTGCTTATCTGTTTGGCTTTATTCAATTTTGGGTCATCTGAAAATGAACTCTGTGTTTTTTTCAAATCAACTTTATCATCCCTATCAATTCTAAATTTTCTAGCCATATTATATTCCTACTGGTAAATCATTATTATCTTTGTTAATACCAACTCTAAAATCATCTTTTAATTTTAACTGACTTCTTCTAGCTACATGAGTTGATACTATTATTGATACATTATATCCTTGTGTATCACCACCATCCCAAGTATCGGGGTTTTTTCCTGCAAAGAACTGATTTTCTAAATCTGAATCTACTATGTGTTGTTCTCCGTTCCATTCAATTACATCACCAATTTCTGGAAATATATTTTTATCCACCAATGTATCTCTTAAAAATGCGAATGTTACTGTTCTATTATATGATGTACCGAACTCATCAAAAGTTTCCTCTGATTCACCTCTAGTGACTAGTGATGGCATTTTAACGGGATTGTAATATACCTTATCCTTACCTTCACCATACAGATTTCTTTTACTATCATCCAATATTATTTTGTAATAGTAAATTTCTGTATCAATTATATCATTAATTAGTTCTTTATTTACGTGTCTAAATAATGATGCATCTCTATGTCCGCCAAATAGTGCCATATTTTTACCCGATGTAGATTGCTCTTGGTACTTTATTTAATGTTGTTTCCATTGCTTCAGATTCTTCTTGTTGTGCTTGAAGTAATGCTTTTCTTGATGTTGCTTCTAAATTCTCTCTTAACTCTGTTGTTAATATTTCTTTTTCCGTTGCAGCTTCACTTCTCAAATCAGAACCATCCAATGTTATATCTGCACCTGGTATTGGTATTGATGAGAACTTAGCTCTTACTGCGCCTAACATTTCTTTAGCTAGTGCAAGTGTATATTTCTGTATCCACCGTTTACCAACATGATTTATTTGTTTGTATACAATTCTATCAAAAGGAGCGTTTGAGAAATCTGAAATACCATATGATACTACTGGATTACTTCTATCCTCTAATTTAATATAATGGAAGAATACTTTATTACCGTTATCTGCTGTTAAAGGTCTTGGGAATATTCGTATTCTATTATTCTGTATGTCAAATCCAAAATGAGATTTTCTAACCATATCATTAAACTCAATTGCTTGAACTCTTAATAAATCAGCATATAAGGGTTGCATCTCAAATGTAACACCAGGTGAATAATTACCAAATCCGAATGTATCCAATGCTTGGTCTGAACTAACACCCGTTCCTACGAATGGGTCAAAGTACCTAGTCATTGCCGGTGGTGCAAAATGTAATACTCTTTTGATTTCTATATTATCAGTACCTGGTGTACCACTTTCAAATGATGTACTTGATGTATTAGTTAAATCATAAACTTGTTGGCCTGCTGTTAATGTAAATGAACCTGTATAATAAGTTACTCTACCACCACTACCGGCTTCAGTACCATAATCTTTAGCAAGTGATACTAACCCACCAAGATTGGCGTTCAATTCGGTTTGTGATAAATTTGAACTTGTAGATGCACCTTTTAGATTTAATAGGTTTTCTCTTATGTTGAATTGATTTACTTGTGATGAGTATTCAGAAATTGATTCTTCAAAACAAGTATAAAAATTAATACTTTGGAGTTCTATATCAACTATTGGATAACCTAGTCGTTTGGCGCACCAAGAGGCAACCTTATCAACCTCATCTATAAAGTCTGAATCCGTATCATAGTATCCGAATGGCGTATCACCTGCCCAGAAGGATGATGAGCCTGGCCATATTGGAATGTTTACTGCCATTTAAGTCTCCGTTTTATAATAAATATGTAGGAAGTTTATTTAACTATGTATTTACACGTACCTATCTTTTAATGCGTTATAATTTTGTAATACTTCTGCTGCTGATAGTTCTTTATTGTATATTTTAACTGCTGCTATTTTTCCATTCCAAAATGCTCTATCATTATATTTAGGTAGCTGACTGACCATAGTGGGGCCATTGGTTTTAATGGTGCCAGAAATAGAACTATTAGAACCTGCTTCGGATGGTGTGGTATATCCATTTAAATATAACGTTATACCTACCTGAGTACTACTCCCATCATAAGTTCCTACTACATTATACCACGTATTTGTACTTATAACAGTAGAGGTCGTTTGGGTACGCATCCCATTGGCTCCGGGATTTATATCCATCCATAGGTTTGCTGGAGAAGAATTACCTTGTGTTGCAATATACCACCCCCTTGAATTATTGTCGTAGTTAGCTAATATTGCTTTTATTGAAGTTGACCCATCTGCGAAACTATCAGCGTGGATAAACGCTGATACACTAAATGCATCTGTACGTTCAAAATTGGCAACGGTATTATCCATCTTTATTAAATCATCTGTACCATCAAAATCAAAAACACCAGATTTATCTGTACTTAAAGTTGTTCCATTTATTAGAGAGCCAGTAATATTACTATCCATTAGGTTATTTACATCAGTACCACTACCTGGGTATGACCTTTTGTTTGCACCATCTATGTATAATATCAACCCATCATTTACTATGTCTATACCTCTTATTAACCCCATAAATCCCTAATTTAAATTATAATGGAAAATCATCATCAGATGTCCATTCACTTGTACTTAATATCGTTAGGATTTGAGTGTAGGTATATGGGCCCTCTTTTGTTGTTAAATCATCAACCCAAGATGGCATTGTACCATCCCATTTTACAAATGTTTTACTACCACTCACATTTGTTCTGAGTGTTGTTAAACTCGTTTCTAAAATATCTTCAAATTGTATTGATGAAGTCTCAGAAGTTCCCAAAATCATAAATTGTCTGTTTTCGTATGCCATAATATATATTTTAATTATTAACCACCACCCGTAAATACCATTAGATATCCAGAACCGGCACCACCACCTGGTGGTGTACCACTACCCGATACCCAAATTGAACCCGTTGTTGTTGGTTGTGTTGTTGGTAAAGCTGTTATTAATACCTCACCACTACCAGATACCTTAAATAAAGTAACACCTGAAATATCTTTTACGTTTAATAGATTATGTTCTAAATCATTTGTTACTGTAAATAAGCCACCAAGAGTTCCCTTTACTTTAAATACGGAATTTACATCAGCACTACCACTATTAGTAGTTGTATCATCTATAAATACAGAACCAGTAATCCGTAGGTCATTTGATGTTGAATATATTGACCCCGTTGCAGTAAATATACCACTGCCACCACCACCACCACTTGCTTCTAGTGTAGTA